CTAACAAATATGTAATTTAAGATGCCGTAAGTGTTTAATATATTTACGGCATTTTTTTTCATTTTATCAAGCTTAGTATTAATAAATTATAAATCCATATTTATAGTAGAATCTAAGGATTAATATATGGCAGAAGCACTAAAACCAATTAATGGCGGTGGACAACAACTCTACCCTTTCAATTCCCATAAAAGGTGGATAGTAACTGATATAGATTACAGAAGTGATATATATCAAACATCCATACTTAAAGGAGTATCGCCTTTATATAAAGAATTAGTTCCTTTATCAAAATCAATAGCAGGTGCTAATGTATCTGATAATACTCAATTGGATAATCTAAATTCTAACTCAACTCCGTTCTTAGGTAGTAAGGAGCAGAAGGTAGTGTGGTCTGGATTAAATCAAACATTCTTTAAACATAGACCTAACAATGAAAGAGATTTATTCGCATCCGCTTCTATAATATCAATACCACATAATAGATTAGGTGATGGTATTTTACCTGGAAGTGTGATAATTGAAGATAAATCTCAAGATGATTTTGTAGAGTATGTTGAGTTGTACGATAGAAAGATTGATGAGTATCATGGTTACATAATTGATAAATCGTTAAACACAGGTTCATATGTTCCGTTTGGTGATTTGATGGGATATTGGGGATTTAACGATGAAGTAACACCTCGTTCCTGCTCATTTGATACAAAGATAGAAGATAGAAGTGGTTATCAAAATCACGCAGTAGGTAGAGAGTTAAACTATCAATCAGGAATTAAAACGACTGGTACATCCTCTGTATATTCAGGAACTAAAGTATCATTTAATGGTTCAAATTCATATATTAAGATAGATGATAAAAAAAGATATTCACCTGTAAAAGGAAATGATTATTCAATATCTATATGGACTGATATGCCAGTATCACAATCTGATGTAACATCTGATTATAATTGGCTTATAAGTAAAAATGGAACTTTTAGAGAAGATTACACAACTAAAAAAGGAGAACCTTTAAATAGACAACGTAATCTAAATACTCCTATATTTCCATATGATTTAAAAGTTTTCAATCAAAATAATTTTAATTCAAATGGTAAGGTAGTTGCAAGTATTGGTGGTGGTACTAAAATAACAGAAATAACCTCATCTACAAAAGTAAATGATGGTAATTCACATCACATCTGTTTTAACAAAACGGGTTCTAATTTAGAACTGTGGGTAGATGGTATTAAAGAAGCTTCTTCATCTTTAAAAGTAAAAGAAATTTGGAATGAGTATGATATTTTATTAGGTTCTAGGTACATTTCTGATTTAGGTAGGTACGGTACAACTCCCAAATCTTTAAGTAAAGAAGCAGAGATATCATCATTTAATACACTATCTGGTTCATTAGATGAATTTAGATACTATAGAAAAGGATTAACCTCAGCTGAGATAAAAGGGTTATCATCTAACGATTACCTAACAGGTTCCGCATATCAAGAAGATATTGTAGGTGAAGTGTTTTACAATCATGGAATCGTAGTTGTATCAGACCCACGTCCAAAATACAAACACATATTAGTAGGTGGTGGAAATTGGGATTACGACTCAAGTAGACTTGGATTTACTGCAAAGTGGAAATCTACTAAAAAATTATATGAAACCGTTGTAATGTGTGAAGTTGGTGCTTCTGAATTTAATATTAGTACAAATGTATCATTAAGAAAAAATAATGATATTAGAGAAATGTTCTTAAAACCATTCGTAACAGGTTCAGATTTTGCTCCATACTTTACAGAAATAGGATTATATAATAAGCAAGGGGATTTACTTGCAATTGGAAAATTAGGTTCTGCCATTCAAAACAGAAACGATGTTGATATAACTATTAAAGTTAGATTGGATATGGATGGCCCATTTGGTGCACCTGGAACAGGTTCACTACAACCAGCTACGGAACATAATATTAAGTTACAAAAAAGACGAGATGGAAACTTTACTTGGAATCCACAAGGTTTTTAAAAATAAAAAGTTATGAATAAAAAAGGAAACTGGTCTCACATCCAAAAGATGAAGGGACATAAAAGTGGATTGGAAACCCGCATAGATGAGCAGCTTAAATCACAAGGTATTGATGGTGAGTATGAAGAGCATGAAGTATCATATACAATTCCAGCAACTACTCATTCTTACAAACCTGACTTCAGATTACCTAATAATATCTTTATAGAATCAAAAGGATGGTTCTTACCTGAAGATAGAAAGAAACATTTATTAATAAAAGAACAGAATCCTGATATGGATTTAAGGTTCGTACTACAATCTCCAAATGGAAAAATATACAAAGGTTCTAAAACCACATATGCACAATGGTGTGAAAAGAACGGATTCAAATGGGCTAAAAAAGAAATCCCACAAGAATGGATAGATGAAAAAGAAAAAGTAAAATTCTTTGGTTAATTCAAATATTTTTTGTATATTTAGAACAATATGGAAGAAAGACTACTCTCTTTACTAGAATCTGTCTTAGGGAAATCTAAGAAAACAAGTGGTGATAACTATGCTTTTTGGTCACCATTTGTGAATCATCATAAACCTAAATTGGAGATAAACATAAAGTTAAACTCTAATGCAGATAACCCTTGGCATTGTTGGATATCGGATGAGAAAGGTAAATCAATTCGTTCTCTATTTAGAAAACTTAAAGTATCTAAGGAGATTTGGGATGAACATAATTCCATATTCAGTAGAAAGTATAGATACAAAACAGATTCAACTACCGAAGAATCTAAGGTAGTTCAATTACCTAAAGAATATATCCCATTGTGGAAACCATCCTCATCGGTAATTAGAAAACACGCATTGTCTTATCTTGACAGAAGGGGGGTATCACCTTCGGAAATTTTAAAGTATCAAATGGGGTATTGTGAAGAGGGTATGTATAAACATAAAATCATAGTTCCATCGTATGATGAGAATGGTATGTTAAATTATTTTGTAGGTAGAAGTTTCTACGATACGACATTTAAACATAAGAATCCAGATGTATCTAAAGATGTGGTGGGATTTGAGATGTTTATTAATTGGGATTTACCAATTGTAATATGTGAAGGAGTATTTGATGCAATAGCAGTTAGAATGAATAGTATCCCATTGTTTGGTAAATCACCACAATCGGAACTACAAAAGAAAATAATTAGTAAGGGTGTTAAAAGTGTATATCTAGCATTAGATTCAGATGCTTTTAAGAACTCACTCCGATTCGCAGAATCCCTTATGAATAACGGAGTGGGAGTTCACATCGTTGAACTAAAAGATTCAGACCCATCAGATATGGGTTTTAAAAATATTAATGAAAAGATAGAAAATACCGAATTACTTTCACTAAGGAAGTTAATGGAGTATAAGTTATTAGGTGTATGAGAAAATCGAAGAGAATTAAGTATGATGGTACAATCAAAAAGATTTACCACATAGCTGATGTACATATCAGAAATTTAAAAAGACATAAAGAATATAGGGAAGTGTTTTCCCATCTTTATGATTACATTTCCACTACAAAAACAGATGATTCCATCATTGTATTATGTGGGGATATTGTTCACGCAAAAACGGATATGACTCCTGAGGTTATAGAGATGACACAGACATTTCTAAAATCTCTATCAGATATGTTACCAACTATTTTGATACCAGGTAACCACGATGCTAACTTAAATAACCCACATAGATTAGATGCGTTATCACCAATTGTAAATGCATTAGGACATCCTAATCTACATTATCTGAAGGATGATGGAGTTTGGAAGATGGGTGGAATTTCCTTTTCACACTCATCGGTTTTTGGGGAATCTAAGGAAATTATCCCATCTGAAGAGGTACATGGTGATTATAAGATTGCTCTATATCATGCTCCTGTCGATAAGGTAAAAACAGAATACGGATTCCAATTAGAGAATAAAAACGTAAAAGTAGATTCATTCGATGGATACGATTTAGTACTATTAGGTGATATTCACGTACCAAATCAATCACTAAACGATGAGGGTACGATTAAGTATTGTGGTTCTACAATTATGCAGAATCATGCTGAAGCTAAGTATCCTGAGCATGGAATCTTAGTATGGGATGTTCAAACCAAAGAATCGGAATTCGTTCCAATTCACAACGATTATGGGTATGTGACCATTGATGTTGAGGATGGTAAGGTAATTGGTAATCCAAAGATACCAAACAAATCTCGAATGAGAATTAGAGCAAAAGATACATCTCAATCTCAATTAAAAAAAATATTATCTGAGTTAAAATCTAAAACAAAAGTACAAGAAGTATCAATACAGAAGGTATTAGCTGATACAAAGGATAGTTCTCAAACATCATCTATAGTTCTTCAGAATGTAAGAGATATCGCATTTCAAAACCAACTTATAGAAGGTTATCTATCGGATAGATATGTGGTTGGTAAAGAAGAATTAGAGATTATTGGTGGTATTAATCAAGATATCAACAATAAGTTAGGAGCTCGACCAGGTCTGAAGAATATTATATGGAAACCAAAAACATTTGAGTTCTCTAATATGTTTTCATATGGTGAAAATAATGTAATAGATTTCAGTCAAATGAAAGGTGCTTATGGAATCTTCGCTCCAAACGCTAGTGGTAAATCATCACTATGGGATGCTCTATCATTCTGTTTATTTGATAAGTGTTCTCGTACAAATAAAGCATTGGATGTACTAAACTATTCTAAATCAAAGTTTAATTGTAAGATAAATTTTGAAATAAACGGCGTTGATTACTTTATTGAAAGGATTGGTAAGAAATCACCTAAGAGGGGAACTGTAAAGGTTGATGTTGATTTTTATTGTATTGTAGATGGTGTTACTCATTCATTGAATGGTGAAGAGAGAAGAGATACTAACTCTATAATTAGACAATATGTTGGTTCATATGAAGATTTTATACTAACCGCAATGTCTAACCAATCTAACAGTAGTGGGTTCATTGAGAAATCACAGAAAGAAAAAAAAGAACTACTTGCCCAATTCTTAGATATGAATATATTTGAAGAATTGTATCAAATCGCCAACGAAGAGATTAGAGAGTTAAGTGCTCTACTAAAAGATTATAAGAACCAAAACTTTACTGATAAGTTGGTAGATGCTAAGAAAGAATTAAAAGAGAATACTATTATACTAAAATCTACAAAAAATAGATTTGAGGAATATAACGATAAGAGAGTTAAAACTCGTTCTAATATTTATGACTTAACATCAAAGTTAAAATCGGTAGATAATACAGTAATAGATACAGAATCTCTGATACAATTACAAAATGAATTAACCACTAAGATATCAGAAAAATCAGAAGAATGTGTTGGATATGCGGGTGAGTTAAGTAATTTAACCGATGAACTCAACGAAGTAGAATTTAAATATAATTCGTATGATTTGTTGGAATTGAAAACAAAACACTTACAATATGAGACTATTGTAAATAGAGTAGAGGTGATTGATTCTGAGATAAAGGTACTTAATTCTGATTTAGAACACGCTACAGAACATTTAGATGGAATTGGTTCGTTATCATTTGATGATGATTGTGAACATTGTGTAAAGAATCAAAATACACCATTTGCAAAAAAAGCCCAATCTTTAGAATCAGAAATAATTACTTTAAAAAACTCAATTATATCTAAAAATAACGAAATAGAAACATTAAATTTAGATAAATTTAAATATGATGTTACGAGTGTATTAAATACTATACAGGATTTAAAAACAAAAAAAGACTCACTACAGATTAAAAAAGATAAGTTAGAACTAACTAATAAATCTTGTAATTTAGAACATACTGAGTTAAAAACAAAACTAAAATCCGTTGTAGATGATATAGATAAATCTTTAGAACAAAAGGAATCTGTAGAGCATAATGAAAAAATACAAAATCAAATTATTAAATATAAAGAAGATTTAGATGAAATTGATTCTGTAATATTTGAAATAAATGATGAAATAATTGATATTAATGGTAATATACGAATTGCTGAAAATACTATTCAAACTGTAAATGATTCTATTGATAAGTTGGAAGGTATGGAAAAAAAATATGAAGGATATGAATATTATCTACAATGTGTAAAGAGAGATGGAATACCATATCAGTTGATTTCAGACATACTTCCTAAGTTAGAAGTAGAGATAAATAATATATTACAACCTATTGTAGATTTTCAAATCATACTAAGTACAGATGGTAGAAATATAAATTCATCTATTGCATACGGAACGGATGAGTTTTGGCCATTAGAGTTAACAAGTGGTATGGAGAAATTTATTTCATCGGTGGCCATCAGAACTGCATTAGTAAACGTATCAAATTTACCACGTCCAAACTTCATAGCAATTGATGAAGGATTTGGTTCTTTAGATACGGATAACTTTAATTCTCTATATTTATTATTCGATTACCTAAAGAATCAATTTGATTTTATAGTTACAATTTCCCATATCGATAAAACAAGAGATATGGTAGACCAAATTATTGATATCACAAAAGTTGATGGATTTTCATCAATTAGATATTTATAGTTATAAAAAGAATAGATGGAGATTGAATGCCTTTAGTTTTTAAAAAATCTTTTAGAGATAGAGTTGATAACATAGCAGTATTAGTTGATGATAAGACATCATCATCGCCTAATTATTTTAGAGTATCAGATGTACCACAAATACTTACAAAGGGTAAGAACCTTATTAAGATTTCAGGTCACCCTACTAACCTAAAAGAAGACACACAAATATTTATAGATGTTAGGGATTCTAACGGAAACCCTATATATTATGAAATACCCGATTATATCGAAGATGATAAGAGTAGGGTAATTTCTATTTGGGTATATCATGATAAAGGTGATGATAATACTCCAAACGGTGAGGCTACTATTACATTAGTTGGTGTTGCTAATAATGATGTAGATGGGTTACCAGTACCAGCTTCTTACAAAAACAAACTTAATGTAAGATGGCAGACTAAAGTAAACGTTGATAGAGATAGAAGTAGTACAACTC